GCTATCTGCACTTCTGTATCGGCAATAATATCTAGCTGACCGTCAGTGCTAGAGTTAATGTATATTGCGCTGTCTCTAAACTGCACCTTATCGTCAGTGCTGGCTACAATGTCTGTGCCGCTAGTAGTGTTTCCTGCGGTTAATACTGCTGATAAGGCGTTTGTGTCCCCGCCGGTATCAATATAAGCCTTAATAGATTGTTGTGTGGCTAGAGCAGTGGCACTGTTAGATGCCATATTGTCTTCATCGAGTATATTCGTTACAGCTACCGAACCTGTACCAGACAGGGCATCAAACTCTATCGTGCCGTCTACATCTAGGTCACCCCCTACAACAAGAGAAGAAGAACCCGCTAATATCAGATCATCCTCAGATTGATCCCAAAGCATATGGTTCCCAGCGGTATCGCCAAAAAACTTAACGTCATACCCTGTGCCATTAACACCTACCGTAACCGTAGCGTCTATTTGCGTAGCACCATCTATGTCAACTTCATCTAGGCTAGAAGTGCCGTTAACATCTATACCACCCTCAAGGTCTATAGCGCCACTAACCGCTAAATTGCCTACTACATCAACTAATACAGCGGTAAGTTCTACCTCGTCAGTTGCGGCGATATCTAAGGTAGTTGCGTTGGGCGCATGGATAAACTGAGAAGCGTCATTAAAGATTATCTTGTTTGCGCCAGCGATAGTTGTATCGGCGGCTATACTTACCGCTCCGTCAATATCAACTACGTCTAAGTTAGAGATACCATCTATATCAATGTCGCCAGATATATCCAAAGTGGCTGCATCAAGCTCACCACTTATAGTGATGTTAGTGCCGCCCGTCATGGCTCCGTTTAGAGCAACAGCCCCGTTAATATCTACTGTAGCAGCAGCGATCTGTATCTCTGTATCAGCAACAATGTCTAATTGCCCGTCTGTACTAGAGTTTATGTAGATAGCGGTGTCACGAAACTGTACTTTATCGTCGGTACTAGCTATAACATCTCTTCCGCTAGTAGTATTACCGTTAGCTAATACCTCAGTTAGAGTATCCGCAGTAGCTACTTGTGAATCTACATAGGCTTTAATAGATTGTTGAGTAGAGAGGGCTGTAGCACTATTAGAAGCCATGTTATCTTCGTCAAGAATAGACGAGGCTGTTGTTGTGCTAGTCCCTAGACTAAGACTATTTGCATGTGTAAGTCCTTCAACAACATTAGTACCATCACAATAGACCAGCATTGTTTTGTTAACAGGAACAGCAACACCGTTACCACTGGGTGTCTTAACAGTTATAACCCGTGCGGTATTATTCTCTACAATGTAGAGTTTTGTCTGCGCTGGACAAACAACTGAACCTACGCCTGATAAAGCGGTTCCAGTGTCAGTAAGATCAAGAATAGCGCATCGGGATTCAGAGGAGGTGCCATCTGCGGAAGTTAAAGTATGTGCGTTATTAGTCCACGAATTAATAACGGCTTTACCCGCTACAGCTTGCTCAACCATCTGAGTGATATTGTCATTAACAACATCGCCCCAAGTACCGCTCAATTCCCCCTGTATAGGAAGTGCTAACTTAAGGATCGTAGTATATTGCGTTGTCATATTTCTAACCTCATAAGGCTATGTCTCATACTATTGTCACTTATGTATAGGGGTATATACAGGGTTGTTTGCTGGGCTAATAGGTTGCCATATTAAAACAGAGTTAACTCCTCCTGTAGCCGCTAGACCTGTATTTGTTAGCACCACTACGACATTAGCGATATTAGCCATTATATTATACGTACTATTGCGTTATCAGCATTTGCGGTAGGGAATTGTATTGCGAAACTACCTGCGGTTGCCTGTTTATCTGTACCAAAGTCAAGAACTGCTACTGCGGGTGTAGTCCCTCCAACTTGGTATATCAAAGCGCCCCTAGCAGTAACCGTAACATTGGCCCAAGTTACAGTAGCAAAAGTCAATAACGCTGTAGTCCCAGAAGTTGTAGGGGCTGTTATAACTAAAGGTTTGCCACCGGGGACATAGTTTGTGCCCGATGCTTCATTAGTCGTGGCGTACACAGCAGTTGCAGCACCCAAGTCAGCATTGCTTGTATATAGAGCAATCTTATAGGATTGGTTTGTATTAGCACTAAAGTCCATCTCGCCGTCTAGAAGTGCTTTTTTAAATGACGTACACATTGTCTGTGTAATTGCCATCGTAATCTCCTTAGTTTGCTGTTACTCAGCCTTAAATCTATATTGTCCATCACGGTAAGCATCTTCTCGTAACTTACCGTCTGCTAAATTACGTAGTAAAGTCATAGATTGTAGGTACATTTGAGTATACATAGTTACCATATCAGGTTCCCCTTTCATAAACCGTATAGCTTCAACCAACGAGCCATTCAGTAATGCAGAATCAAAATCGTCCCCAAGCCATGTATTTGTAGCTGTAACTATTGATTCAGGGGAAAACCCGTAGTGTAGTTCTATATTATACCCACTGTTAGGCGTTGGCCCGACAAGAAAATGATCTTCGTCAAAGTAAGCGTAATGTTGAGGTATGCCTGTTGCTGCTGGGTTTGGGTAAGCTTCTCGTATAAAATTAACGTCTTTGTTTATAAGAAATTTACTTAGCCCAGAACCATCAACTACAGAAAGGGAATATGCCCACACAAAATCTGCAGGTACCGCTAGGTATTTATCCCCATTAGTAAAGGTACCTGTAGAGTTTTTACGTAAGGCAGGGAACTGTACTGTGTTGTACACATTCTGTTCTGTTTGTTGTACAAACATAGCAAGCTGTGCGTCTGTAAAAGTTGTTTCACAGATATCTTGTATGTTTGCTTTCAGTTCAGAATAATTCATGCACTACGCCATCGGCCCTCTTGCGTACAACCCTTTAGTAGCGGCTCCTGTACCTCGTATCTTAACACCTTTGGAATTAGCTACTTTCTTTTTAGTTTTTTTCTTACTGGGTTTGTATAGCATATGCATATCCCCTAAGTTATTGTTATCGTTACAGAACCTTCCTTACGTCATCTTACAACGTCTTATACCTTTCTGGGCAATACCATTCCCTCGGTCTGCCGTTACCCCACCGCCACCCATGTAGCCTTTGATAGGCCCACCCATATTCTTTTTCATTGGGCCTTCCATCATACCGCCAGATTTATAACCCATTACCTTACCGCCCATATTCTTCTTAACGGGTGATTTCTTACCACTGCCTCTAATACGCCCACCCATGTTTTTGCCAGCATTCTCTTCTGCTATTGCTTCGTAGTTTCCGGCATCTACCATACGTTGTTTTTCTTTTTTCGATGTGGGCTTATCAAACTTAGGCATCGGCAACCCCATTTTTTTGGCGTATGCTTCTGCTTCAGCTATACCTTCTTCACTATACTCAAACTTTCTACCGCCTACTGTAGGCATACTATTCTCCTTTAACTACCACTTAGATTTATCTGCCCAATAAGCCGCAGACATTTTTCCTTTAGCAATGTTCTTACCATGCCTAGCTTTAAAACTTTTACGTTTAGCTTTCATCTTGGCAGACTCACCAGCTTTTGGTTTACCGGCTGTCTTAGCCCCTTGCTCACCAAAACGTATTAGTTTAATGGTATGCCCTTCTTGCGCTAATACCATATGTGATTTTTTCGCGTGTCCCGGCGTTCGTTTAGGTTTGTTAACGCCTTTAAGCCCGTGCTTTTTAACAAGGTTAGCTCGTCTTGTTTCGTGTGACATAAATTTAACCTAAGTAATTACTACAGTTACTGTACCTACACTTACAGTCCCGACCAAATTATTTGGTGTCAAATTGAACGGGTCGTTACCATTACCTACAGGTGCCCAGCCCCATTGTATATCTCTACTTGAGGCTAACTGCCCTGTGTCGGGCCTAGGGTCACGTAATGCTTGTGGGTCACGTACTGGGTAGTCCCCCAAACGTAATTGAGGCTGACTTGGATTCCAATCTTTTGGACAAGCTTTTATATGCGTGTTTGTGTTTTTATTAAACACATCTTTTAGCTTATGTAGCTTAAAGGTAAACCCACATATGTCGCAAACCCCTAGAGCTTTTCTTGAGCTAGCGTACATAGAAGACATAATTAGATTGAATACCGTCTAGGAACAAACCTAGCAGGGGTCTTTATCCTATCTTCTGCCGCTGCTAACTCAAAAGATTCGTCGTACATCTGCTTTAGCAGGTCAATCCTAGACACTGCTTCAGGTACTTTTATAGCGATGTAGTAAGCTAAACCCGCTATTAATGCCGGTAAAAACCTAAAGTTTACATCGGGAGTTTCTACCCCGCTGCCAGCGTCTTGTATACGCCGCATACGCCAATAGGCGAAAGTGTAGTCAGCACTAGATGGTATGGGCCACACTGTTATAATAGGTTCAGCTACTTGCCTGTCGATCCATACCTTAATTGGCCTACCTGTAGTCAACTTATTAGGTATAGATGCGTACTCACTTGGCCCCATACGACTTATTGTTAGGTCTGATTGAGTAGATACGTTACCTGCTCCGGTACGTATAACTTGATCTAGTAAGTCAATAGTATCTGCAGGTAGTGGGTAAGAAGCTACATTAGGTAGTAAAGGTACCGTCCCAGAGGCTATAGTCCACAGGTTTATCCCTCTGTTCTGCCACTCTATAGTCAACAAGTTAAGTGAACGTCGAGCCGTTCGTAGGTCGTATCCAGAACGCATCTCGCGTCCTACACGTTCCCAAGCTTCTTCTGCCAACTCAGTAAAGTCAGGGGCAAAAGCAGTAGTATTAGAAGTAGCCATACCTACTAAATCTCCCCCAAGTTACGGGATTTACGCATAGAATAGGGTTATTGATGACATGTTTGCTGCGGAATAATCTAAAAACCCTCCACCAACAAACAATAGGCCATCGTCTGGTACATCAGGGTATTCCGAACTTGTAGCAGAACCTACCGTATTAAACTGCATACGAATGGTTCCTGTCGGGCTAGTATCCCTAAAAGTAATAGTCCCTGCGGTAGCGGTGTTTACAGCGTACAGACCTTGTAAGCGCATTCTGCCACCAAATATAGTAGCGAATACGTCATTTGCGGTACCTGCGCTTACATTGCCAGCAGGATCACCTACGGCTGTTATAGAAGTAACTGAACTATAGTAATTAGCACTAGTAGCTACTCCAGAGTTTGCCCCTGTAACAGTCTCAGTAATTGCCGTACCGCTTTCGTTTAGACCCACAACGGTAAACGATATGCCAGAATCATCCCCAGCCGAAGTTATAGTGATCTTCCTAGGGAAGTCAGGGACATAAGGACTAGTCGTTAGTGTAAGTGCAGCGTTATTACCTACTCCCGCAGCCGTAGACACTGCCGCTGCACTTGCTACTGCCGCATTTATAAATGTCGATTGAATGTCAGAAGACATAATCTAACACCTCTCTATGGTTGAATGACGGTGTTCAATGCTTGAGCATAAAGGACAGTTACACGGATTTCACCAGCATTAGTCGCGCCAGTAGTAGTCCAAGTCAGTCGCTCATCAGCAGTGCCAGTATTTGCCCAAGATCGTGCTCCACCAGCTTCTGTAGTTGGGTACTTACGTCCTACACCTGATGCAACAGTAATACTGAACGAATTGATGTATGTAGCGTTACCACCAACAGTATCACCAACACTGAAGACAGCAGTAGCATTAGCCATTGCGGTAGGACAATCAATTACACAGTCGATAATTTGTGAGTTAGCAGGGATAACGACATTTGTTACGTTAGCAGCAGAAGCTCCACCCGCAAGGGCTGCATCTGTTGAAAATGTCTGGGACATG